TGTTACTTTTGCAAAACTCTTTTGTCCTTCTGTTCCTGCTTTCAATCTACTTGTAGTTTGAAGCATTGCTCTTTCAAAGGTAGCGGCATCAATACCTGCCTCACCCATTGCTGTTTGTAAAACTTGGAAGCCTTTGAAAGCGGCCTCACTACTAGCGGCACCTGCCATCCTAGCACTTTTGGCTAGATTATCAAAACTATCAATTGTGTCTTTTACTTTGTTTGCTACACCAAATGCCGCCAAAGCACCACCAGCGGCTATAAGGGCCGCTTTTACTTTGCCTGCACTAAGACTTAATCCACCAAGTCCTTTGTTAATATTGCCTATGGCACCTTTGGTATTGTCCTCAGCATTAATTTTAATCTTATAATCTGCCATTACCTAGTCCTTCTTCTACCCTTCTGTTGGGCTTTCTTTTGTTGTCTGTGTTGGTGTTCATAATACTTAACCCAACCTTTCAACTCAAGAATGCTGACATTGTGCATCACCCAAGATACAGTCTGTCCTAAACTTTCTGCCAGCTTAAACAAGAACAGTATATCTGTATCTTGTGTTAGTTTCCCAATTCTGCTTCAGCCTTACCTACACCGCTGTTCATTTCTGTAACAACTCTGGTTAAAACTTCTGGGTCAACTTCATTCTTAATAATTTGTCTCTCACCTGGCTGAAAGATAGACTTACCTTCACTGTCTTTGGCTCTTACAATAAGTGTTTCAATCAATGCATCTACCAATTGACCCTTGTTGTGAAATTCCAAAACTTTTGATTGCTCTGCAAGTGTGAAAGCAGGTCTGTAATAAATTGTAGTTTCCCATTCAGGAACTTCAATACTTTTCAAGCCACTTGAAAGTGTTTCTTTGAAATGACTTGTTGCTTTTGCTAATACTTTATTTTTCATTATCTTTTCCTTGTTTTTCTAAGAGCAGGTTCAACTATACCTGTGGGTGCTTGTCTACTACTGCCATCATCTAATATTCCAATATATGGAACATCATTCTTTGCTATAGGTATGGTTCCTCCCTTACCTATACTCTTTCTTTGAAAAGTACTCTGCCAACCATTTCTAGCTCTACCAGTTCTGATTGGTGTAGTAGTCTTCAAAGTACTCACATAATCTTTGACAAATTTGGATAGATCAGTGTTGATCTCAGTAGACAATTCTCTTATTGTTTTTCTTGATTCACTCACTAATCTATCCTCCTTTGATTAATTTAAGTTGTTGTCAACTGTTAGAGTGCCTGTTCCTTGAAAAGAAACACTTGCTCTCATAACATCTTCTAGGTCTTGAACATACTCAATGCCTGTAATTAACACATCACCTGAAAGTTTCATGTCTGTATCAGATGCCAAAGGATAACAAAAAATTGTTCCTGTGTCACCAATTGAGAATACTGAATCAACTGAACCAGAGTCTGCTGAATCAGTCCATACAATGTCAGCTGTACCTTCCCAAGTCTTAAGACCTGGTGTGAAAGATCTAAAAGTATCACCCATAGCTGATGTTTCAATTGCATTAGCCTCAGATGAGATAGACCAGTTAGTTACTTCAGTTACATTTGTACCTGTTGATTGACCTGTTGCTGTATTAAAGTGGAGTGCTCCACCTTGTCCTGCATATGTTGCCATAATTATACCTCTCTTTAGATATCATAATGATATTCTATGCTGAATATCATCCTACAACTAGCATAAGGTTCTGATTCACCTATTTGAACTAGTTCTATTGTTGTTAAACTACAATCCTTTGCAGTTCCACCTAGAGTTTTATCAAGCGCCAATTGGCTCTCAATAGCATCTACTACTAGATTTCTTTGTTTGTCTCTTTCTTTACCACCAACTACAATAACACAATCAATCTCCATCATACTTCTTCTGGTTCTTGTTGCACCCATAGTTAAGTTTTCTCTGTCTTCACTGACAGTTTCAACATAGACAGCAGGAAATGCTGTCTTGGGTAATTCAGAAACTATAATTGGATCTCTTTGAACAACACCAAGTTTGATAGTGTTCATAGATTTCAAAGTAGAAACAAACTCACTAACTATATTCTCTCTAGACATTATCTGTATAACCTATCTTGTCTAAATCTTTCAACTTCAGTGTCTTGATCAACTGATCCACTTCCATCTTTGTCATATTCAATACCAAGACCAAATTGTGTGTTGAACTCTTCATTGAATCTTTCTTTGTAAAAAGTAAGTTGTTCTCTGAAAGGATCACCTTCTGGTCTAAATGTAGAAAGTTTAGGTAGTATATAAGCATACAATGCTTTGTATACTGTAGATTTTTGCCATTGAGATTCTGTTAGTCTTGCACTATTGAAATTACTTGGGTTTTCATATTTGTTCCAATACTTTATTCTGATCATACTGATTACATCAGTTTCAGCCAATGCTAATTCTGATGACCAGTCATCTACACCCTGATCAAAGACTTCAGGTGCAAAAGTGTGTAAGTTTTCATTTGTTGCAAATGCCATTATAAATCTCCATTAGTGTTAGAGGGCATAAAGCCCTCTAACTACAATTAATGATTATACATTAATCATTCTGATTGATCTTGAATTGTCAATCATTGCTGGTTTTGCATGAAGTGAAGCCACTACATCATTACCAACTGCCGCTGTTCTTCTGCCAATTTCAATGTCAACATTTTTTTGCATTGCAATTCTTAATGCATCTTGTCCAAAAATGTAACCTGAAGTGTTAGCCGCTGTAATGTTTGAAGAAACAAACATTTGAACACCTGCAACTTGACCAATGTAACCAGTTCTTAATGCTTCAGTTTGGTAGTCACCACCTGCATAAGCCGCTGTTCCAATTGATTTAACAACTGTGTTAGCTTGTGCTGGAGTAATTACTGAGTAAAGCTGACCATTTTCACCATTTGCTCTGATTTGAGCAACTGAGTCAAAGATTGCATCTAAAGATAGAGGTACACAGTCTGTTGTAGAATCAGTAGATGAATCTAGAGCTGAGTAAACTGCTTTATCAAATGCAGTTGCAACAGATCTACCAAGTAGTCTACCAATTTCATTTGGATCTATATTACCTAAATCTCTAACTACAGCTCTTGCCGCAATTAATTCACAAACAATGTTGTTTTTAGTGTCAGCAATAGTTTGTGCATCTAAATCAACACCTGTTGCCGCTTCTGAGCTGACAGTTTGTGCTGTTACTTTTGCTAATTCAGGAACTTGTAAAAGACCTGAAGGAGCATTTACTATAGGAATCAAGTTACCACCTAAGAATAATGATGACTCCTCTGCCGCAAATACAGTAGCGGCTAATACTGGTACACTTAAAGCATCTACATCTAGTGTACTTACATATTTTCCATTTGCCATTTTCTTTTCTCCTAGTTAAGAATGACTATACTAAACCTTTTTGCCTCATCTCTTTGTATTTGAGACGGTGCTCTGGGTTCCGCATATCTAGTTTTGAAAGATCAAATTTTTCATTTGATCTAGTGTCAGTGTTTCCAGTAGACCCTGCACCACTAGGTCCAGCAACTCTAAAGTAAGAATTTTCTGTCAAAAACTCATCAACCAATGCACTTACTGACATTGCATCACCTTTGCTGTCAAATCTAGCATTGCCATCATTGTCAACTACAGTAACATTGCCATCATCATTCATTCTGATGTTGTTTCTTAGTAGTGTAGCTACATGAGCTGGGTTCACTGCCTTAGCATTTGAACTTGCACTAATAAGAGCGCCATCTACTTTGATCTTTTCTAATTCAGATCTAAGTTGGCCAACTTCTTTTGCACTTTGTTGTTTAGTTTTTTGCAAAACTTTATCAAACTCTTGTCTTTTTATAAGTTGCTCTTCCTCAATCTGTGTCTTTAAATTTTTTAGTTCTCTATACTCATTTAAATCTACATCTGCATACTTCTTAGTAGCCTGAGAAAGCCTTTTTTGAAGAATTCCATCAAGTTCATCTTGAGTGAAAGTCTTCTCCTTAACCTGGCTGTCATCATTTCCAGCCGCAGTAGAGCCAGTGTCTACATTGCTGTTTTCAACTATGGTGTTTTCAGTTTCCATATCAACATTCTCCTTTGTTATTGTGGGTAACAAATACTTTATTCACTTTGTGTGAAATAACCCTGTATCTCTGGATGTAATTCCAGAATTTGTTCATTAGTCAAACCCTGATCCATCATTTCTCTAATATGAGAAATCATGTCTGCAGGATTCTGCATAGGTGGATGAGGCATCTGCTCATCTGCCATTGCTTGTTGTGTTGACTCCTGAACCAACTTCTCTTGTAATGACATAGTACTATGAATCTGATTCCTTGTAGTTTCATCTTCAATCAACATATCAGCTATCATTTTCATCATTTCAATTTTGAATTCATCATTTTGAACTGTATCAATTGCTTTCTTGTATAGCTCTAAGTCACTGTGTTCATCTCTTATGTCAAATGTTTCAGCATATTCAATGCTAAAATCTTGTGGTTGATCTATGTTCATCCATTTAAACCATAAAGTCCAGATTTTTGCTTCTGTTTCATGTAATACATGACTTATATCAACTAATTTTGTAGATAATAATTGTCTTTCTGTTTGTAGAGCAGTTCCTGACATAGGACTGCCTCTCATAATTTGAACTGCACTTGTGTGAGTCATTCTATGAATACTTTGAACAACTTTATCAATACTTTTTAGTATTCCATCAATACCC